TCGTATCGGGCATACTCACGAACAGGCTATTTATCCCTTCCTGGAATTGCTCAGGGTTATCAGTAGTGGCATTCACGGCGGGAGATATTTGCCCCATCATTTCAGCGAGTTTCCTTCGCCATTCGCGAGCCTCTTTGATGACAAGAGGTTTTACCTTGTATTCAATACCCCCGAAATAAATCAGAATCGGAGCCTGTGCTACTATCTGTTCTTCTGTTCTAGCCATTGTTCCTCCTTATGCGGCGTTATCGACTATTGTACAAACAGGACTATCCTGTGCCTTGAGTGCCTTGAAGGATACTGGGATGATAGTCTTCTCGCCTTTCTTGTAGCTCATCCCGACTGTTCCACTGGCTACGGCTTTCGGAACATAAATAGCCCTCAAGAATCCAGCTGGGTTAGTGCCTTCTACCTTCAGGTTCATAGTCTTATTCACTCCACCCCCGATGGTGATTATGCTCCCCGATAGTATGGCACCGGCCATAGCATTATTCATATTTGCTAGAGAAGCCTCGGCCATGTTGCAGGTAATCGTTATCGATTCTTTTGTTATGGCGCTGTCTATGGCGAAGGTCTCCTCATGGACCATAATGTCTGTTTGCTCAGCAGCGTATTCCATAGTCACGCCGTCTTCCGTATAGCCAACCTCGGTGAATGGGCTACCCAAAGCCATGCCAGGGGCAGTTCCACCAGGCGTTACTGTATAACCAGTGCCGGCGATGGTAATTTCACCGACATAACAATACCTCGCAGGTTCAGGCTCCCACAGTTCAATCCTAATTCTAGTAAGAAGCCAATCACTAGCATTGTCCACCGCGGCCTCGCCGTTCATCTGTACTTCGACAGTACTAAGGTCAGCTAATACATAGTCAAAGAATGAAGTTCCTGTCTCGCCAATGCCACCATAACCGGATGGAGTGTTATTAGCCAACGTCGCCTCAACCCAAAGCCCAGTGCCAGGTATGCCTTGTAATGGAAAGGCAGTAATCTCACACCAGCCGACACTGTTCGGATCTTCGAACTTAAACTCCATTTGGCACCAGTTGGCATTAACCCCAATGTTCTGTAAATTGTGCTGAAAGGCATAATCGGTAACGGCAGCCTGCCAAACTGCTAATGTTATCCCTGCCGCTGGAGTGAATTGCACATGAGTGCTTCCAGCGTTACCTGAACCGGTTTTCAGGAGTTTTGCTGACTGGGGTGAAACATCATATCCTGGCTCTGACCATTCCGCTATCGCATCATTGGGTTGCCGTATGGATAGAGTCGCCTCACCCACCAATACATTTGCTATTGTTTTTGCCATTGTTATTTACCTCCTTTTGTTCTTTTTAGAAATTCTTGATATCTCGATTCTATCTCGGCTTTTGAGAAGCCTTTTGGTTTGGTTTTCTTAGCTTTCTTTACCACATTAAAACCTCCTATTTAATCATTATCTCCCAGAAGGATAGGACCCTGAATCTTCCCGGTATATCTGTATCGACTAAATCCTGTCCTTGTACCTCTTCTATCGCGGATAGAATTACATTGTCGTCCACGTCCACGTTCTGAATGCCCTGGAGAGCATCGTATAAGGCTCTATAAATCGTTCTAGCCTCAACAGGATCATCTGCCCAGCAATCAAATTGAACGCTAGGAGATGGCAAATCTGGAATATAAGGGGTAGATCGCCCACCCCGGGTAAAAAATGTAATATTGGGAAGGCCAGCATTCTCCGGAGCGCGGGGGCAATAGATTCTATTCGTTACTGAAGTAGCCACTGATTGAGTCAATAAATATGTCCTTAATATAGTATTGGTATCTGGTAAGCTCATTTCAAATACCTCTTGACTTTCTCGGCATATTTCTCCTGAGTGAAGTTCTTATCCAATGCCGGCTTGATATAAGGGCGAGCAGCCATCTTAGATGTCCCGGTCTCTAAATACCCGCCATATCCTGAAGTGGAATAGACAGCTCCTTCTATCTTGGAATCATCAACCATTCTCTCGGCTCTGCCTTCTCCCCCAGAAGCTACTGCTCCCATGCCTGACGCTTCACCAACTATTGACCTACGGTTGTTCCCTGTCCTCCAGGGGGATAATTGCACGGCATCATGGGTAACATCAACTGTGGTGTCTCTCATGGCCATTTTAGAGGCTTCTGTGACTTTTCCTATCGCCTCGTCTGTCTTGAGATTAAGTTCTATCGAACTACTCATTTTCATTTGACTATCTCCAGAAAAAGATGCTTGTGATGGCTGCCTTTGCCATCTTGTCTAAAAAGGACCGCGATAATCTGATATGTCAAATCATCGGGGTGTATGATAACTTGGTCTTGGTCAGTTACTTCTATGTCTCCCACAAAGAGTTCATCATAAATTATCATTACTTCCTGCCCTACTTTAACTTCTCTGCCTTTGCCCGAGACATGGCGGCAAGGCTCATTTTCATAAGTAAGTGTCCAGTTCCCGGTAGGGCGACCATAATCATCGGTCCCGGTCTCTGTAAATTCCTGTATATCGCATTCGTTGATAAGCAAAGAATCAAATGTCATATATCCCCTTCGGTAGTTCCCAGCAAATCGGGTTCTGCCCAGGCCATAGCCGGGGTAGCGCTATCCCCTGCCCTTAATCTAGTTGCCATATCAAGCATCTTCTTAGTGATACTCTGGGCATAAGAATACCCTCCGATAGATTCATTGTCGGCATTCAGGGCATAAGCGGCAGCCCAACTCTCTAAAGCCCCGGCCGCAGCCAGATTGACCGAACCCTCGGAATCTAAGAATACCTGAAGCTCCTCATTTTCAAAGTGATAATCGAGCTCATCCTTATCGGATATAATGAGCCTTATCTTGCCAATGTCATTAACTAATAAATATGAAAATGTCATGCTGTCCACCTCCTGGTGATCCATCTGTATAGGGGTGTCTTATCTATGTTCATTCTTTTAATCCCCATCCGGGCCATGTCTATTCCTTTACGAGATATCCGGGCTACATCCATTCCCTTAATCTCCATCTGGGCTATGTCCAGTCCCTTAATTGACATCTTGGCTATATCCATCCCCTTAATCTCCATCTGGGCAACTGCTTGCTTCAGGTAGACCTTGGTTCTTAATATGCCTTCCAAAGAGTCGATTATGGTTACTAGGTCAGATAAAATAATGGAATGAAATGTGCCGAGAACACTTGTCATGCTGTCGGTAATGGCCATCGCATCAGCCTTGACGAGCGATATGGCCTTGCTTATTGAGTCTGTTATCCCAACATTATCGGCCAAGGACAGGGCATAGCTCATTGCCTTAGTGAAGGTATCGGTAATCGTAACCAATTCAGACTTGCCCAAACTAATCAACTTTGCGATAGCATCGGCAATCGTTACCGTGTCTGCCTTGACCAGGCCTATTGTTTTGGCTATCGAATCAGAGATGCTTACCGATTCCGATTTATTGAGTTCGACAGTTTTTGAGATAGAATCTGAAATCGCCAGAGTGTCAGATAGACTTATCTCTAGGGTAGCTCCTCCTGCTTCTGTATAATAGACTGTTATTTTAACCCAATAGACAAGAGCAACTCTGTTTTCGGTATCAACATTTGCTGCGGATAGACGAATTCCAAAGTCCGAGTCATTAACCATTGCGGGAGTTGGTGATGCCCCCCAAGTATCACCATCACTACCATAAGCGACAGTAGTTGGGGCTGTTAGCCAATAACTCGCTGAGGCTTTATCATCCCCCACATTAGTTCCACTTGCATCCACTAGCCTAAGTGATGAATCCTTTAGTTTATTAGTATAAGAACCTGCTCTATATATCTCAACCTTAATTCCATCTATGGTAGCAGTAGAGGGAATAGTAAACCCAAAATCAGAAGCCCTCAGCCAGTCTGAGTATGTAGAAGCTAAAATACCACTATATGTATAACCCGCCTCAGCCTGGATATTTGTTGGGTCAGTCCAAGCTACCTTCCCATCTCTATCTTCAGTTGAGCCTAAACTCGGTAAAGTTGCTCCTGTATTAGGAGGAGGAATTGTATAGTAAACTCTTATTGAGATAACATCTACATAGGCAGTGGAAATTCCATCAGGATAATTTTCCACCGCCAAATCTGCTCCGAACCCACTATCCTGAATATCAGAGTCAATTAGTGTTCCAAACTGTCCAGAAGTCCAATTATAAGTAATCTCCGCATCACTTGTTCCCCATTTCACTGCTGATGCTTTATTACTCCCCTGCTGCCCCGCTGTTTTTCTCAGGTAGAGTCCTAAATCAAATATAGCATTACCTGGACTCGCCTTGCGTTCTATCTTGACATCAAACCCATCTATTGTTGCTCCTGCTGGAATATCAGTGGTAGTGAAGTCAAAGTTGGTAACACGAAGCCAATTAGATTGGCCTGATTTACCCATCTCACTACTTGCATAAGCATCATTGGAGGTTTTAGCATTATCTGGATTAGCCCAGGCAGCCTGACCTCTGTCAACATTGGCACAAGTTCCTGGAGTCTTATAAGCTGTTACTTCCATTTAGCCCTCGTTACAATGCCTTTTTCTAATTCACCCTCGGCAGTTGGCAGCTTGCCCTTGAACTTCTCTTCTAGTAGCTTATCCTCTTCATCTGTTAGCCAAGAATAAGAAAGATAAACTTGGAAGGCTGTCATTGAGTCTTTGATAGCAGCAATTATCTTTTGGCGAAGGCTGGTATCGGTTTCCTCCCCGAACTTGTGTAGAAACCAGATTCCCCAAGTAGGATTAAAATCCTTATCCTTGCAGCCGTCAGCCATTTCGCCGAGAGTTTTGCCCTCATATTTCTTATTCCAAATGTCAGAGAGAGCATCACATCTATTTACTTGCTTATACGCCTTCATAAGCGTTCCAACAGGAGTATCAGGATTATATTTAACCTCTTTGGGCATCAAAATCTCCTTTATGGTAGCTGGAATGTTAGAATCACATCATCTCTCTATTACGAAACGCCATGTGTTACTGTCCAGGTTATCTGAAGAGTATCGGCTGCCAGCTTGTTGGTGACGGCGAAGTCGGCATAATAGTTCATTGAGGTATTGTTGTCGCCTAGTAATATGCCTGCCTCTGTTATCGCTCCCGTGCCATCCCCTGCTATCCAGTCGCCCACATAGATGACATCGTTATCATCCCCGGCGGCGCCCTGGGTTATTGAGGTCAGGGCATTTCGGTCTAATGAGACAGCAAGCCCAACACTAGCAGCCCCTTGTCCGCTCCCCGTCCCTACTGCAATAAAGCCAAGAGCGCCTTCGCCCTGGTCGGACATAGCATCGGCCACATGAGCATCACCGAGCTCGGTTACTGTATTATGGATTATTCTCTCTTCTTTGAGCTTCTCATCAGGCCCCCAAAGCCGAACATGGCAAACACCCTTGCTGCCCACATGGCTAGAAAGTCCTTGATTTTTTTCTTGAAACATGATTGACCTCCAATATCTCTGCGTTCCTTGATCCTGCCTTCAGAATCTTTCAGAACGATTGAAACAGCATCTCTAATAGCGGTATTATCTTTGACATTCATTTGTAAGATACCGTTAAATCAGCCGCCAAAGTGCCATCGAAGCCAATATAAAGCCCTGTCTTGAACTCAACATCATACAAAAGGGTTATCGGTTGGACTGACACCGAAGTTGTAGTGGCTAAATGCAATATCCCAATTATCGCAGTCCCTGCTTCTGCCGTGTTGTCATAAATCGTGGCATCACCAGCGGTGGTCAAGCCATTAACCACTATCGTATGAAGAACGCCTTGCCCTGTTCTGACAGGAGTATCCGCAGTCACATGGGCATATTCCCATGGGAAATCACTAACTGATTGCATATTTACCTCCTACTAGGCAACTGGGGCCAAGAAGAAAATCTCCTCAGCCCCAGATTACCTCAAGATTTAGTCGGCGACTAATTGTCCGTAAGTCGCTCTCCACTCGAGCTTGTTGCATCCAAAGACATCCCGGACGCGGTAGAACACGTTATCAGTAGCGAAATCTCCAGTCATAGGACTAATCTCGCCGCCTCCGATGTTCACCTTGTCGGAAGCCTTCATGCAAATCTCCGGCCTCTCATGTCCCACCAGGTAGTCGCATTCCATAGCTGCGATGTCCTTCGGATCAGCGAATAGGAACCAACTGCGCTTACGAGTAGAAGCGAATACTGGTATATATGGGTCAATTATCAACTGCAACCCATACTGCGGGATGACATTTGTCATAGGCATAGCTATTGTTGTGGTGCCAGCATCTGCTCTATCTACCCACTGTTTAACGGCACTTGTTAGAATTTGACGAGCTGTGAACTCAAGCGCAGGGCCGACCACAAGGTATTTAGCCCTGTTCATTATCGGCTCGCCATTGACATCCGTGAACGCAGCCATCGCCTCACAGGTATCCTCTAGATTTCCGATGGTCAAGGGAAGCGCGCCCAGGTTAATGGCATCCACGAGGGCAGAATCATACAGGTTGCCCGCAGCGTGGTTCGTGTCAGCGATTGCATCATTAACGTAAGTGCTGGTCACTAGCCGATGCTCAGTCCTTATTGCAGCCCGGGCAAACCTCTCCGGGGTGTCCTTTAAGGCACCGAGGTCATCGTTTATCATGGCCTCCCAGGAGATGTCGAACTGCCTGCCGTATTTCTTGACATACATGGCATAGCGCTTTTCATCCCTCTCGGATGCTAGGTATTCGCCCTTCTCCGCCACTTCAGCAAGGTACTGGTCTCCCCCGGTGATACCGAACCGATATCCACCTATCTGAGGGTAGATTCTCGGCACAGTTCCCATTCTCACAAACTGTTTCCAAACTGGATCAACCGCCTTATAAGCAGCTAATACCTGTCTGTCTAGCACATCGCCAAATAAAAGTGGAAAGTCTGAGGTCGTCAGCGCTTCCCTTAACAGATACTCATGGCGGTGCCGGGGAAGATGGTTGGCATTGCTGAGCAGGTCAATAGTCTCCTTCAGTTTCTGCTCATAGCCTTCCGGTCGTTTAACATCGGAAAGGGCAATATACCCCTTCCAATCTTTAATTAAATTCATTAATTCAGGCATTTTATTCCTCCGTTATTTTTGTTTCTTCTTTCTCCTTTTGTGCTTGCGCTATGGTTTCCCGCAAATCAATGTCCCTTTGAACCAGGTCATTAGCTACCTGAGCCCCTTCCAGTTGACCAATAAACTTGTCGATTTCCTCAACTCGTCTGGTGAGCTGAAGGCGCTCATAAGCTAGTTCCCTGATTTTAGAGATAGTCGTTTCCTTGCGACTTTTTAGGTTATCGATTACAGGATCGCCAGTTATTCTGATTTCCATGAATCTCCTTTTATCTTTCGCTTATATCCAAGCAATAACAGGGATGCAGTATCGTACTCCATCAATGATGATAGGTATTTCAAAGGCACGGTTCACATTGATTGATGTAGCATCGACTTTGAGACCTGCGCCTCTTCCTATCTCTGTGTCAAACCATCCCTGAAGTGTGCCCATCGTTCCATCGCCACAGATTTGAATTGCGCACTGTGTTGTTGGAGCTACACCGCCAGGGCCACCCATTGCAATAGCAATCCCAAAACATTCGGTAAGAGAAGTTAGTGCTTCAAGAGAAGTAGCTACATATAAACCGTAGACGCGGGTAAGAGCACTAGCAGCATTGTTGACGTGAGCCTGGAATCGCCCAGCATAGAGGTCGCCGCCGGTTGAAGCTGTGTCATCCTCGAGTCTCATATAGATACCACACATGTCTTCATCGACTGCAAGGGCATTTTTAAGACCGATAAAAGCCTTCATCCAAGCATACTCTAACCCCCAGGTTTCTTGAGCTTGGCCACCAGTCCTGTAGTCAGCTATGTCAATTTCTAGGTTATCTATGACATTTACCTCATTAACAAGACTGAGGCTACCTGCGTGAATAGTGAACAGGGGATTGGGGTCCCAGTGTACCTTCACCGCCACCAGAGTTCCGACAGTCAAGCTACCAGTGACATCTCCCAGAACGTAGCCAAAGGGTATCCAATTATCTGGGTCATCTTGCCCCGATAGTGTAACCAGAGGGGCTGACTCATTGGGAACTTTCTGAATGTAAACTGGATCACCTAATCGCATGGCATGAAGATGTCCGTCAATGGTGCCATCCGAGTCTTTCCCCAGAACATTCAGAAACCATATCCCCTCAGTGTCTATGGCAATCAAATCAGTATCAGCAGTAGCACTTTTGAGTGCCACGCCAACACCGACAGAGCCTACCCCTGTTCCCCGGACGGGATTTCCAAAGATGACAGGGTCTCCCTTATCGACATATCCATCGGCTGCATGATAAGGGTGTATAAGCAGACTTTCCTCAATAGTAATGTGTCTGCCTTCATAAGTGCTGGAAACCTCGTCTCCAGCCGTTTTACCAGTTGATAAATATATTGCTGGCATTGTTTTACCTCCTAAGTTTTATTTGTTAAGATTGGCCCCACCACATCCACCAGAACCAAATCCAAGGCACTCCCATCCAATGGACTTTGACTGCTATGATTTCAGTTCCAGCCTCGGTGATGGCTTGCATGGAATAACCAATTACCGCCCATGCAGCGGTTGGATCATCGGTAACTACTCCTGCGGCGGTTATAAACAGCGATTGCCCTACCATTATTGGCCAGGTAGCGACTACTGAAAGCCGCCATATCCCCTCAGTATCGATGGGGATATTTTCAGAAGTAGATGTTGCCGATTTTAAGGCTATGCCTACACCATCCCAAAAAGCTACGGGCTGTCCTTTATCAACTAGACCATCGCCGGGGTCTGCGTGAATGAGTACAATCTCTTGCACGTAAACATGGCGACCTTCAAAGGTTGACGAGACTTCTTCCCCTGCTTCTCGATGGGTGTCGTAGTAATAATTGGTTGTTATTTCCGCTTCTTGCGCAGGTTCACCGACCATATTTACCTTCCTTCAACAAAGGTTTCTATTTGTGCATCCGTGTATTCGGGATGCAACTTCTTGGCGGCCTCTTTGAGCGCCTTTTTGTCGGCTTCCGGGTCAACATTAGTAGGACCCAGACCCTTGACCTTGCCGACTTCCGCCAGAACATCGATATAGTCCTTTTCAGCCTTGATTGCCTCGTCTATTCCCTCGGCGCTCTCAGCATCCTTGAACTTCTCCAGGATTCTCACCTTAGTAGGTTCCGGCAACTCGGATTTGCTTATGGCTTCGTCTATTGCGGACTTAGCTTCAGCTATCTTTTGTGCCTTCTCCGCCTCGGCTTTCTGTTCCTTGAGTTCGCTGTTCTCCGTGGTCAAGGTTTCGTTAGTAGTCTCCAGTTCCTTGATTTTCTCTTCTAATTCCATTTTGCCTTTTACCTCCTTGATTATATTGGCTTTGATTTCAGCCTCAATCGACTTAATCAAATCAGGGCGCCTCTCTTTCAAGGTTTCCAGATTGATTAAATCAACATCGTTTTCTTTGTCAGTTTCAAACATCGTTACCATCCCACCAGCCCCAGGCTCGGTAACAAAATCTACAGAACGCACTCTGACTATGCGCTCGATTACGTTGGTCTTTACGCCTTCAATCTCCCCCTTGGTTGCCGTGCCTATTGAATTATGGGAAATGCCCATCTCCGGTAGCATTCCTTTATCTCTAAGGCTGGCTAATTTCTGTTGCATCCAGGGTTCAACGATAACAGCGTCGCCAACTACTCGCCCGCTCTCATCTATACGCACATTCTTCAATGTCGCTACCCAATCCCTTATCGACCTTTCGGGACGTGCCTTTTCGTCCTCTGGTGTGGGATGATCTGCATACATCTTCACGCCTTCATATAAACCATAATCTCGGCTCAATACTTCAGGTGGATAATATCTTTCCTTTGAGCTATTAAACCCGGGCTGTATGACGATTATCGTGGCAACGCCTTTAGAAGTAACAATCGCTTCTTCAAGGCTTATCGTGTCAGTCAAGATGGTCCTGATTTCAGATTCCTTCACCCAGCGCGGTATATCCTCATCTTCCACTTCCAGGCTTCTATAGGCTGCCCTGATCTTCCGCTTTACGGATGATAAGCTCTCTTTAGGAATCTCAACCTTCTGTCCCCTGAATCCCCCGGGAGAAAGGGCAGCAGCTACAACGCCTAGTTGCTTGCGGGTAATTTTCTTATCGAGGTCTTCCCACATACGAAGTTTCCACTCTGAGATATTATCGGAAGGGGCATAGGCATAGGCTTCTTTGGGAAACTTGATATCTTCCTCTGCCTTCACTAATTCTTGCTCTTTCAGCCATATAAGAGTCTTATCAGCCTCTTTGATCGCCTTCTTAATCTTCTCTTCATCCACATCATCATCTGTCAAGAGTTCCTGGCAGAGAGCCACAATCTTCTTGATTCTAGCGGCATCAAGAGCTGCATTCCGTTTGCCGGTCTCCTGAATAATCATTGAATATTTAACTTGCAATTCGTCTTTCATGGGTACCTCCGATTCTTTGGCTATCCATTTGCCATCTTTATCTTGTTCATATTCGTTCTTGACAGCAGCATAAGCTACTTTGTTAGCTCGTTCTTCGTCTCCCTCATATTGCTTGAGGGCAGCGTTGAACGCACCAATGAATATCTCCTGTGCGTGTTTGGGCATATCCTTAATCTTCTCTGGCGGATTGTCTATTGAATATGGCTCTGACAATTTCATAACTTACCTCCTTGAAATGCAAAAGCCGCCTTTGAAGACGGCTTAAATAGCTTGATTGCTTCTGAGTTAGATTAGATTATCTTTATCAAAAATCGTTCTGGTTTACCACATGGGCAGGGTAGATTTTCCACTGGTATATCGCTTGGTTCCCTAAAAATGCGTCCATAGCCACATGGCATTGTGATCATAAACCCTATCTCTGGCAATTTGTGTTCCTGTTGATTGGCAAGCATAGCTTTCAAAAGTGTAACTATATTTTCTCTTTTACCTGAAAGGGCTGTAAAGGGTTCGCCATCCTTTGGGAAAGCCCCATAAGGAATAGTTACTAATTTATCCCAATAGTTCATTAAGGTTCCTCCTTACTTTACTTGGAATAGTCCATCAATGTAGCACTCATAACAGATAGCAACCTTACAGCCACCATCGCCATCTGCATACTTCCCTAGTTGTTTATTAGTATATTCTATATTTTCTGGAATTCTTTGGACTCCTTCTAGGGATACTGTAACCTCTACTCCCTTGATTTGATAATCCCCATTAGGATTATCCATTTCCTTGTTACATTTCTGGCATTGCATAGGTTCCTCCTTAATCCAGCTTTATTGTCCTTTCGACTTTTATTAGCGTTGGTTTACCCGCTCTTAGCTGTATTGATACTATACCATACTCAATCGGCCAGTCCACCTTCTCTAGTTGCCTCTTGAGCTCCAAATCTTGTTTATTCTCAATATCGAGTTTGTCCATTATTTGCCTAACATCACGGGTGCTAAAGCACAGCGGCAATTCGGATGCGCCGGTGGTCTCAAATCTCCGCTAGGGAAAGCGTCATTTAATGCGATAGCCCCGGCATTCCCATTATCTTCACATATCGGGCAGGGATCAGTTACAATCCACTCCTTGCCGGACACGCCCATATCTTTAGCCCTGTCCATAAACGCATTCTCCAGGGCATCGCAAGTCTCCGTCCTGGCAATAACCTGGGAGCGCACCTTACTCATATCGTCAAAGGTCTTCCGTAAATCTCTAGCCAGACCATCGATGCCCCGCTTTTCCTTAACGGCATTCTCTATGGTTTGTCGCATCAAGTCCCGGGTCTCATCGTTTAATCCTTTGATTAAGGTGGCTGTATGCTTATTGGCATAATTCATAGCCTGCTGCATCGGTGGTCCTTCATAATAAATAGGTATATCGGTAATCTTGGTTCTGCCCCATTCCAACATTTGAGCCGAGCCTTTAAGATAGGCAGTAACTAAATAGCCGTTCATCCTATATTGAAGGTTATCAACAAAAGCCGAGAGAATAGGGTCTATAAAGCCGTTAATATCTGTTGGTAGTGTCATTTACTTTATATACTTATACGTTCCCGATTTCTTTGCCAATCCAATAAGTTCTTGCTTATGAGTTTGAACCATCTCTTCAATATTAGAGCAACAATCACAATCAAAAACCCAGCCGAAAAGGTCTATAATTCCATTACTATGCTCTATAAGTTCTCCAACTATGGAAATTCTCATTAATCCTCCTATTCCTGTTTCACATTCCTGTAATAAATCTGTTCTAAGGCGTTCCAATCAAGAGCTTGGTCGATATCCCTAAAATAGCCAGCCAGTGACCTCTGCATCCCCTTCTCAAGCCGCTCATTTCGCTTGCTTGCGGGGTTCGCAGGGATTGCCTCTTCTAAGGTGAGTATCATTTCGGTTACTTCATCTATTAGATCCATGTTCCAATATCTCTCGAAATAGGCGCAGCGCTTTAGCTAACATAACATTAGGATCGCTCTTGGCTTCCTGGCTTAGTTGCTCCAATACCTCACTGACATTGTTTACTCCCAATGCCATGAGAGCTATTTGTTTAACATCATCGGAATTGGCAAATTCAGGGAACACCTGAGCTATCAAGGAGATTGACTGAGCTATTGAAGCCGCAGCCTCTTCCGATACTTCGGGGAAGTCAATATCGACATACCTCTTATCTTCGGGTATATCGTTATGTTCTAGAACCAAGTCAAATATATCTTCTAATGCACCCTGCCAAATAGATTGATATGACTCACACATCTTCTGGACGGGGAGTTCTACTGTCTTGGCAGTTGCCAGGTTACCGATTGAGATATCACCGAAATACTGCTCCGGCCAGCCTGATGCCGCACAAATTTGAAGTTTAAGCATTCTCCCATCCTGATACGCCTGACCTGCACCAGAATCAGTCCTAATTTGTGACAACTCAGCACCAGCATTTTCTATCCAAGTGCTACCTGATTTAATATGTTCCTCGTGTAGTTTATCTTTGGCAGCATCAACTGCTGTTTGTCCCCCCATAAGCTTAAGTTTCATAACAAAGGTAGCTAACGCTAATACTATCGCTACTCGCGAAGCTAAAAACCTTCTATATAGCTTAATCCACTCAAGTTGAGGGAGAAGATAGGAATTACCGCGCTGCCCCAGGTCGTTAATCGCCAGATGGTAAACCAGGGCATCATCGGTCTTTTGTACCGTCGCCCATAGGGAATCCCTACATGGTTCATTTTTGATATTCTGGAATGAACGATAAAGGCTGATATGAGGAATACCATGCGTATCGCTCCATTCTCGCTTGTAAAATCTTACATTCTCCAAGTCGTCGGGATCAGTAACAAATTCAGTTATCTCTAAGGGGTTTATCCGCCTTATGGTCGCCTGCCCATTAGGACCCAAAAACACTGCAAGGAATATCTCGCCATCTATCAAAAGTTTGTCTGAGGACTTCCTTTGTCCCTTGGCTGAAAATAAAGCTTGGTTAGCCGGGGCATACCAGAACCCGGATAATGCTTTATCGGCATTCTTATCCTCGGCGTTCCATGTTATCCCGCTCCCGAAGCTATAATCAGTCATTAGATGAACAGCGCGTGAGGCCAACGGGTCTTTTAACGAATATAGCCGCGCTTCTTGAACAGTAGCCTTGCGCTGGTCGGCCGGTATGATATTCGAAGTCAATGCAGACAGGTTTATCCAGCCTGAATCCTCCAGGCTAAGAGCCTGCTCGACTTGCATAGTCGCTTCTTTTAATATCTCGTCAAATTCCTGTAATGTTCCCATTTTTTATATCCTATCTAATCCAAATTCCTTCATAGCGTCATAGACTAATATCCCCTGCTTCTCCTGTGGCTCCAGGTTGCCCACGACTCCATATCTGCGGGCATCCATGCCATGGCTCCAAAGGTGGGATGTTTTCTCAGTCAATTTGCCGTTCTTATCAAGCAAGTAGCGAAAGTTCCTTTGTTCCTTGATACAGTTAAGGGAATCGGTAGTCCAGTACTGTTTATACTGCCTAACCTTTTGATGCCCAAATTCAACGCTCCCAGGCCCCTTTGAGCAGGGTTTGATATTGAACCCTCGCTGATAGATTTCCTCGATTGACTTAGGTTCCGAAGAGTCGGCGAATATCTCGTCTGAATGCTTCTGAATCCCCAACTCAATCATCCGGTCTGATATGTCTTGATTGGTTAGACCTCGCTCATAAATCAACTCTTGCGAATAGAGGCCATCACCTATAATTACATTCTTTATCAGGGCGGTTACATCGGTAGAGAAACCGAAATCTAATCCATAGAATATCTCGCCATGGGGCAACTCATTGACTTGACTGAAGAAGGGATAAACTAATCCTTCTATCTTACCGAGCTTGCCTTCAAGATAAATGTTAGCCCAATTAGGGTCTCTCTCCCCTGTCTTGAGTATCGTCTGAATTATCTCAGGGGATACCACTTCAAGGGCATCCCGGTAGGTTGAATGAATATAAGCGTTCTCCGGCTGCCCTATCCAATATTCATGCGCCCAGAACTCAGAGACCGGATTCCAGTCAGCAAAGGTGAATCTTGCGGTTCTAACATCAAGTCCCCGAGCCGTTTCCCAGGGGATATTGTTGGCCTCATTCAAAAAGAGGATGTCACGACGGGGGCCACGAACCTTGTCCGATTCGTCAGCTCCGAAGAACTCGATAACCCCATTCCCGAAAGTGTATTTCTGCTCTGTCTTGTTATACCGGGGGCTATCATCAGGATTCTCGTTTAAGATACGAAAGAAGTCCCTTATTGCCCCTCGTTTGAGATGGGGTAGTGATTCACTCACTATGGAGATTAACAGGGCTTCCTTGGCGTTCTGAGCAATCAAGATAAGAAGCTGAAGGATAGACCAGGTTTTACTAGAGTATGTCCCCCCTTCGTTTAATGCCCGGCGGTATCCGTTAAGATAAGCATAGGCATTATCACGATAAACTGATGTTAGAGACCACCGAACCACCCTTGATGATTCTATCGGTAAGTTGTCGTGTTTCTGTGTCTTTGACACTAATTTCATACTTTATCGGTTCCCCATTTTCTCCACCGATGGGCTGTAATACCTTCCCCTCTAGCCTTTCCGTAAGTTCACGGAAATAGGTAACATTCACAAGAGAATGAGCTAACCATCTATCAACAAGATATTCTTTCCATGTCCTGCCTTCAGGGTCATAAAGGCAAACCTCATCAAGTTTCTCCCGGGCAAGGTTAGTCAAACTCAATTCGTTGCGTGGCCGTCCAGGCGACAGTTTATTGCCCTTCTGGAATTGCTTCCCCTTTTCCAAATTCGCTAATGAGTTAGGGTGCATTCTGTGTTTTGTCGGCGTTTTTATCGATGATTTCATCTTCTACCCTATGAAAAGCATGTATCTTCGCGAGCTCTGTACCTTTATTGCCCTTGCTGTCCTTATACTCTCGCCAGATATACTTCCATTGCATACCCGGTAGAATGGATTGTTTACAGCCAGGCCAGGCACAAACATAGCTCTGCTGTGCGGTAAAGGTTTCATTAAGTTTTTTTATACTCCTTCATGTTAGTCCTAGTTCCTTCAGAACATTAGAGATTTTATTGACTATTGTTACCTGGTCACTTCCAGCGAATAAGAGTCCGACAACCTCATTAACTTCATTCAATACTACGCTGCCGGAATCGCCACCTTCTGACATAGCAGTTGTCATTATCTGGTCTGTGAATGTCGCCATCTTCCCATCTCCATAATTCACATTAGCAAGAGCATCCGTTGATGAAACTGTGCCTTCTGTTAATCCGCTAGTTCGCCCTGATTTCTTGACCTTCTCTCCTACTATGGCATCACTAAATCCTATGGGTATGCCAACTTCAAGTATTTCCTCCGATACATCAGCATCGTTAATCGGCTTGGCAATAGCACAATCTACCGTATTCATTATATCTGCATAAGTACGAATTCTTGTTATACGCCCAAAGAGCTTTGCAAGGAAGTTAAACACACGAACAATAGAATTTCCTATCGGACAGGTGCTTTCACCGCCTAAAAACACAATCGGCACGAAATCAGATAAATGCCCTATGACATCAATGGAAACCCCACCATCATAAACTCCAGGTTGCCAAGTCTCGTCTCCTATGCTAGCGTCATTGCTATTTGCAAGCACGTGATTGTTGCTTAAAATAAGAAGGCTTGCCTGATTAGGAAACAGGAGTGGTGTTCCAGTACCAGCAGTTACATTCGGATGTCCAATGCTAACACCCCCTGGCATTGGCCTCAATCTTATCTTTCTATCTACCCCTAGAGCTTTTATCTCCCCAGTTTCCACCACATCAGTTTCCTTGCCGTGAACCTTTGTGGGTATCCTGTCTCCCTTCTTGAGTATAGATAACGACACTTTCTTGGTAACGCCGACTACAATGGCATCCCTGCCAGTATCAACTCCATCAATAACCTTTGTGCCAGAGCAGACATACACTACATTTGCTTTACGAATTAACTCCTTCATAATCACCTCACTCAATAAATCTAATAAGTAATACGGCTACAATCAATGCCCAAGTTAACTTCCCTAGAGCCATTCCGAACTTGTAATACCAGGCTTCTCTTGCGAGTATGGCATAGAAGTCGCACTCATCATTGCGGTCTTTCATTTCTTCCAAGCTGGGTATTTTCTCTGCCTTATTAAATGCAACACTATCGCCCCAACCAGAGGCAATCATGTGCCATTCGCCCCAAGTTAGTTTCAGCCCTTCCCAAGCATCACTTAATAATTTTCGTATCATTGTATTCTCAACATATACTTGACTGCGCCCTTGATAATTGAGCCGCCGCCATATATGAGGGATAACAAGCCAAGTACCGGACCCCATATTTGAGGATAATCGGTTAGATAGATGACCGTAAGGACAAAGATAATGGCTATGCAAACTCTTTCGATTATTTTTACTCCTGTCTCTGGATTCATTTTGTCTCCTTACCCATTTAGGGTATTATCTTACCTATATTTGATTATGATTCTATCGTTAATTCGTCTCGTTCTGGACATATCTTGATAACCGGGCATCCTATACGGCTCGGTTTATAGCCTTTCTTTTCAGCGTAACTGGCATTTAGTATCTGTTCTCCCTTCGGCTGCGTATAGGCTCTC